GTACTGTTCTTGCTAAAGTTGATGCAAGTGGAAACGCTACTTTAGGACTTGTAGTTTCTTCATCTGACTATCGGGGAACATATGGTATCGGAGGTGGAGGACTAACAACCTCTCAAGGTGCTTTTGCAATGAAATCTTGGGCAACAAATTTAGTCACTGGAGTTTTTCGTGGTGCAACTTCCCAAACTGCTAACCTAACTGAATGGCAAAATAGTAGCGGAACTGTGCTAGCCGCAGTAACTAAAGATGCTTGGCTAGAACTCGGTTCATCTACAGCCCCTGCTGCAAACTCAGGAGTAGGTGGCTATCTATACGTAGAAGGTGGAGCACTCAAATTCAGAGGCTCATCAGGCACAGTTACAACCATAGCGAACGCCTAACCACTTCCATAATAGGCTAGAATATAGTACAATAGGATTCATAGTTCCACGGGGACTATGTTTACGTAAACAACAATAAGGAGAAATACAATGGCACTAGACTACTCAAGTCTACTAAGTGATGAACAAAAGAAAAGCATCCTTGAACAGCGTCTAACCCAATTCGCTGCAGAGGCATATCAACACGACATCAACAAGACAGTTGCTAAAGCATCTGGTAACGCAGAAGGCGTTGCAGCAGCAGAGGCAGCACTTGAAACTCTTGAAGCAGCAATCAATGTGCATCAAGATGAATTGGCTAAACTGCCTTCAGCAGAGTAATAATATAAATTAAAATCAAAGGAGAATAATGGCAACGCTTAAGGATATGATTGATGAAGTAAGGTCTAACCTTGCTGGTTACACAATGCGACAGGACCGTATTACTTATCTTGCCAATTCTAGTGGTTTGACAACTACTGGAACATCAATTCAGATAGGCTCATCTTCTAACCTTGCAAAAGGTATTATTGAAATTGATGATGAACTTATCTGGATTGACTCTTTTGACAAAGCCTCTAGCACGCTAACAGTAATTCCTGGTTTTGGTCGTGGCTATAGCAATACAACTCCAGCACCACACGCTCAATATGCACAAGTAACTCTAGCCCCAACATTTCCTAGAGTAAACATTAAGCAAGCAATCAACGATACAATTAACAGCGTATTCCCAACCTTGTGGAGTATGACTTCATATACATTTACTTTTAATCCTGCTCAAAATAGTTATGCTCTACCAGATGACTGCGAAGATGTATTCCAAGTATCTTGGGAAACAGTTGGTCCATCTAAAGAGTGGAAAATGGTAGACAAGTGGCGTTTAGACCAAATGGCCAATGCTACATCATTTAACTCAAATGCCGCAATTGTAATTTATGATTACATTACTCCAGGCAGAACCGTCCAGGTTTGGTATCGCACCTCTCCAAATACTCTTGATTCTAATACTGAAGACTTTACAGATGTAACTGGCTTACCAGAAACATGTCGAGATGTTATTACTCTTGGCGCAAGTTATAGACTATTATCTTACCTAGATGCTGGAAAGATTAATCTTACATCTGCTGAAGCAGACAATGCTGATACAAAAATTCCGTCCAGTGCTGGTGTATCTGCATCTAAATATATTTATGCTTTGTACCAACAAAGACTTAAAGAAGAAAATTCTAAATTAGTAGGTAAATATCCAATACGTCCACACTACACTAGGTAAGGAAAATAAATGACCCGTAAATTCTCAAGCGTTAGCGTTGAAACTGCGCTACAGAGTAGCATAAACTCATCAACTACAACTATGACCGTGGTTGCTGGTACAGGTACTGCCCTTATGGGTGGCGTATCATTGGCTGCTGGTAACGTAGACCAATTCACACTAGCCCTGTCCCCAGATACCGTAAATGAAGAAATTGTTTTTGCAACCGCTATTGCAGCAGATACTTTAACTATTCAAAGAGCAAAGGCTGGAACATCTGGTCAGACTCACTCTGCTGGTGCCGTAGTTAAGCATGTGCTAACATCAGATGACTTGAACTACTTCACTACTGGTGTTGATGCTGCAGTTACATTAACTGGAACTCAGACACTAACCAATAAAACCCTGACATCTCCTGGAATATCAACCATTAGCAATACTGGAACTATCACTCTTCCAACATCATCAGACACATTAGTAGGTAGGGCAACAACAGATACCCTAACCAACAAGACAATGTCTCTGACCTCTAATACGCTAACTGGAACTACCGCTCAGTTTAATACTGCTCTTAGTGATGGAAACTTTGCAACACTTGATGGAACCGAGACTCTAACTAACAAAACCTTTACCAGTTCAACTGACAACTATCCAACATTAAAGTCTCCTCAAGAAATTATAACTGTGTCAGCAACTGCTGCTACTGGTACAATTTCTTTTGATTATCTAACTCAAGGTGTATTATACTATACATCAAATGCCTCTGCTAACTTTACACTAAACATACGAGGTAATAGCACAACAACCTTATCATCTCTAATGGATGTTGGTGATTCAGTAACAGTTACATTTTTAAATACTAATGGTACAACTGCATACTACGCAACATCAATTGCAATTGACGGAACAACAGTAACCCCTAAGTGGGTAAATGGTCAAGCCGCTAATGCTGGAAATGCTTCTTCAATAGATGCATACTCATATACAATTATTAAAACAGCAGCAACACCAACATATGTAGTACTTGCAACTCAAAATAAGTTTGCTTAAGGAGTAACAATGCCATTAATTGGTACTAGGGCTGGAGCAAGTGCTAGAGGATTCTCGCATATGTCCTCTACGATACTTCCTGGATTTAACAATAACTCTGTATTGGCAGTAGCCCATGATGGTTCTCCCTATATTGCTGCATATAAATTTAATGATGTTACTGGCTATGGAACAAAATATTCTAACCCAGCATCTCTTCCTGCTGGAAATGGTAATAGCATTAGGTTCTTTCCAGATGGTGCAACAGTTGCTTTAGGTCAATCAGCAACTAGAGGATTTGACGCATACCCTTGGAACTCTTCAACAGGTTTTGGTACTAGGTATACAAGCCCAGGTTCCATAACTGATTATATCTATAATATAGCAATTAATCCTGCTGGCACAGTAATCGCTGGAGCATCACTATCTAGCCCAGGTGTGTATGCTTACCCATGGTCTAGTGGTTTTGGTACTAAGTATGCTAACCCATCAACCTTGCCAGTCACTGCTGGTGGGGTTGGATATGGCGTAGATTTCAATCCTGCTGGTACAGTTTTAATGGTTGTAACCTCTACATCTCCATACATATATGCATATGCCTGGTCTAGTGGATTTGGCAGTAAATATGCTGACCCAGCAACAGTACCAACTTATGGTTCTGATGGAAAAGTAAAATTTCATCCAAGTGGTAATTCATTTCTTCTTTCTGCAATTAATGGTTCAGTCTATGCTTGGTCTAGTGGATTTGGTAGCAAATACACCAATCCAGGAACATTCCCAACCTCAACATCTGGTGGCACATGGAATTCTGCTGGAACTATTGTTACCTTTGCAGGTAATAACAATCTACATGCTTATGCTTGGGACAATAGTACAGGCTTTGGAACTAAATATACAAGCCCTGCTTCTTTCCCATTTATTACAACAAAACAAGTTGCTTGGAATCCTACAGGAACTGCAATATCAGTTGGTGCAACAACAAGTCCATACGTATATACATATGCTTGGTATAACGGTTTCCAAAGCAGATATTCTGACCCAGCAACTCCTCCTGGAGGAACTGCTAACGAAGTTGCATTCATATAATAAATAACTAAAAGAAATGGACAGACAATGGAAAACAATCAACAACTAACGCCAAAGCAAGCCAGACAAATGGAAGTAGATGCATATTCTGCTAACATTGAAGTATATCAGAAATTGCTAGCCACACTAGATGGTGACTGGGATTCTGACTTAATTGCTTTAAAAGATTTAGAAGTTCAAGAAGCAGCACGTAAATGCTCTATGGATAGACTTGCTAGATTAGCAGTTCTTCAACAGTATGAGCAAGTAAGTAATCTGCTAAAAACTGAAATTGTTGAACGTGCTAAAGCACAAGCAATTTTAGATATTCTTTAAAATTTAATCACATCTAAAGACGGAGTAAATAAATGGCGTATGGTTCAGACATTACCGAAGGCTTACCTTATAGTTTATCAAACCCTGCCAACGCTGTTGGTTATGCTGGAAGTTCTGAATCATATGATGTAGCACTTAATGCTTTACCATTTTTCTTATTTACAAATGATGAGGCTCCATACCGCAGGCAAACTGCTCAATATCGTAAACAGCAAATTGACCAGAGCACAGAACCAGGTGAGCAATCTATTACTGGTTGGTGGGTTCGTGCTCAATCATCTTTCCATGGTGGAGATGGACTTAACTTCTATGACCCATCTGCAGGAGAAACTTCAGCGTATAGATTCGCAGACAGTAAAGGCTTAAATGTTTGGAACAAAGGAGAGGTAAGGCTGCTTAAGTCTTGCACTCAAGGACATCAAACTACTGGACCAATAGCAACTACTGGCCGTCCTCAACAGTTTGCTCGTTCTATCACCTGGACTGGTAATAATGGAATATTATTGCACGATGAATATGATGTTGATAAAATAGATGAAAATGGCGTAGTAGTTCATTTTATTGATTACAACGCTGGCGCTGGTGTATACCCAGTATATGGAATATGTGATGATGGAACTACTGCCTACTGGGTAACTAACATTACTACTGGTGGTGCAGCCAAATTAACCGTTTTCAAAAAACCATTAACTGGTTCATCTTCTAATACTGCTGATGAAACAAAGATGTTTGATGTTACTGGTACGACTGTTAGCAATGCAATTATGGAGTTTGCTAAAGAGCGTATCATTGCTTGCTTTGACAATAAAGTATATGAATTTACTGGCTCTGCAACATCTTTGCCATCTCCTCTATACACACACCCTTCATCTGCCCACAATTACACAAGCATAACCGCATCTGGTTCGGCTATCTATATTGCTGGTTACAATTGTATTCAGTCTACAATTCAAAAGTTTACACTCTCAACCGCTGGAGCATTACCAACATTAACATCTGCTGTTGTTGCTGCAGAAATGCCAGTTGGTGAAATGGTATATAAGATTTATTACTACCTAGGATATATGATGATAGGTACTAATAAAGGAATCCGTGCAGCAGTTGTCTCTGACACTGATGGCTCTATTAGTTATGGTCCACTTATTGTGGAAACCTCACAGCCTTGCTATGACTTTGCTGCACGAGACAGATTTGTTTGGTGTGCAACTGGCGTAGATGGAGAGCCAGGACTTATCCGTATTGACCTTGGTAACGAGATAGAGAATCTTAGATTTGCTTATGCAAATGATGTTTACTATCCTGGAGTATCTGGAAAGTCAACAACAGCATGTGCATTTAATGGTAGTACCAACAGAATCTCCTTTGTAACAACTTATTCTAGTGCTACTAATGGATACGTGTATACAGAAAATACATCAACCTTAATGACTACTGGATATATTACTACTGGTAAAATACGTTACAACACATTAGAAAATAAGATATTTAAGACTTTAAAGTTCATTGGCGAGAATGCCTATGGCACCGTTTCCATTAACACTATTGATAAGAGTGATAATCAATATACAATCGGAACTTTCCCTGAAGGCATTGATATTCAAGAAACATCAGTAGCCTACCCTAGCGGCTCTCAACAATATGTATCTTTAAAGTTCGTCCTTAACAGGTCTGATACAGTCAATACCCAAGGCCCAGTATTTAAAGGCTACCAGTTAAAGTCCTTGCCAGCAGTGCCACGTCAAAGATTAATCCAATACCCATTGGCATGCTTTGATAGAGAACTTGACTCCTTTGGCGTCCAGGTTGGTCACGAGGGTGCGGCATACGAAAAATTAAAATCATTGGAAGATATAGAAAGTGCTGGTGATACTATTCGTATTGAAGACTTTAGAAATGACGAATCATATCTTGGACTTATAGAAGAAATACAGTTCATCAACCGAACCCCTACCGACAAAAGATTTTCAGGATTTGGCGGTATCCTACTAGTAACGATTAGGACCTTATAATGACACCAAATGACTGGGCTGCATTAGCAGTCGCCATAGCAACCTTGATAGGTTCTTTAGCGGTAGGAGTTAGACACTTAGTTAAACACTATCTATCTGAACTTCGCCCCAATGGTGGCTCAAGTGTCAAGGACCAGGTCAATCGATTAGAGGAAAAAGTAGATAGACTGTACCAAGTATTAATTCAGAATGGAAGATAATAACTGTCAAGGTTGTGGTTGTGACCCAACCGATATTTGTTGGCCATATCAAAATCAATTAAGAGAACAATGGCTTGAGGACAACCCAGATGCAAAATATGAAGGATGGATGTCAATATGACAACTGTAGCCAAGAAAGCCACACCTGCTGCAATTGCTGTGTTGCGCCAGGCGACGGCATTAAAACCGAAGAGAAAGAAAGCCAGCGATGGACTACTACCATCTGCTGCTCATTTAAAGCAGAGTCCTAACTCAGACCACAATACTGGGTATGCAGTAGACCTAACGCATGACCCTGAGAATGGAATTGATTGCTTTGATATTTATGATAAATTGCAATCAGATTCAAGAGTTAAATATTTAATTTTTACTGGCAAGATTTGGTCAGCCAAAAATGGGGAAGCCAGGTATACTGGAGTAAATCAACATAATAAACATCTACATATTTCCATCAAAGATAACTGCGGTAACGATACGTCGCCTTGGTTTCCTTGGTTGGGAAGCGCAACAACACTTAACACGGTAAAGGCATCAGTAAAACCATTACCAAAAAAGGAGAGCAAATGAAGTTCAAATTTACAGAGCGTCAGAAGAAGGCATTCAAGTCTTACTTCCGTGCAGTACTAGCATCAGCAGTAACTCTAGGGTTAGCCTTGGCTGCAGACCTAGCACCTCAGTACGCTATCGCAATTGGCGCTGTATTCGGTCCTTTGGCTAAATGGGCTGATAGTGCTGAAAAAGACTTTGGAAGATAGGCTTAAATATACCCCTAAAAAGGCTTTAAAGGCCCTTTAGAGACACGAAAACCCCCTGACCTAGGAGATACTCTAGGAAAGGGGGTTCTTTTGTCGTTTCTAGGGCTTAATCGTGCTCGTATTCCTCTAATTGCTCTAGCAGTAAATCCATATCTCTGTGATGCTTCATATGACGATACTCTTCTATAATAGTTGTGGTTAGGTATACGGTTAGGGTTCCTAAAGTTGAACCAAAAAATACAGCCCAAAACGTATTATTTATGATTTCTGACATAGTACTCCTTCGATATATATATAATTATATATTATATTATAGACCCCTTCGGGGTCTTATATTATATTATATTAATATCAATTATACACATAGGTACCAATCTATGGAAGTCACAACCGACTTCCATCTATGACTATACCTGTGTATAATTCATCTAATGTCAATACAACTTGAAGAATATACATTACCAGAACATATATCCTATAGTGCTTTCAGCACTTATTTAACCTGTGGATATCAATACTACCTAGGTAGGCTATTGGAGAAACAGGAAGAGCCATCTGTTTGGTCAGTTGGTGGTTCAGCATTTCACCTTGCTTGTGAAACCTACGATAGGGATAACCTATGATAAATGATGTCGATAATTTATGGACAGAATCTTGGAATTCCTGCAAGGGAGATATTGACCTAACCAATGCTCGCATAGGTGGTAAGGCTACCAAACTTAATCCAAATAAGGAAGACGTTGACTTCTGGCAAAAAGCAGGACCTGTATGGGTTAGCGAATATATTGCTTGGCGTAAACATAATCCTAATTGGAAGATTTGGATTGCACCTGATGGTAGACCAGCGATTGAGTTAGAACTAATGCCTGTAATTGCTGATGTTCCTATCAAGATGGTTATAGACAGAATTTTTGAGGTTGATGGGCAATTAGTAATTGTTGACCTCAAAACATCTAAGAACACGCCCACCAGTACTTTGCAACTAGGTTTTTACAAACTTGGTCTCGAAGAAACTTTTGATATAGAAGTTAACTGGGGTAATTACTACATGTCTCGTGGTAGCAATACCGTAGAGATGGTTGATTTATCAGGATATACATATGATAAGATGGAGTTCCTGGTAAAAGGTTTTGACAAAGCACGAAAGGCAGGTATCTTCTTGCCCAACACAAACTCTTGTCAATACATGTGCGGACTTACCGCTCATTGTCAATTCTCAACAAAGAAGGAAATATAAATGGCAGAAGACTGGAAGTTACAAGTATCATACAAGACTGGAACTGGCGATTTAATTAACGTCAGAGCCAATACTGCTGATGAACTTAGTGTATTGCTTGAGGGCATTGGTGACTTTGCTACTCAAATTGCAGCAGTACAAAAGTTGGTGGTGGGAGCATCGGCAACCGCCCCTTTATCGACGCCAAGTTCCACTCCAAACACAGAGCCTCAGCGCTCCTCAGCACCACCCCAGGCATTGGCTCCGTCAGGTGGAGCAGGTCCAATGTGTCAACACGGAGCACGGAAGTACAAGTCGGGAATCTCCAGCAAGACGGGGAATCCTTACGCAATGTGGGTCTGCCCAATGCCTCAGGGCGCAGACCAATGCAAGCCAGTAAATTAGTAGAAGAAGAATTTCCGTTTTAGCAAATAGGTAGGGGAATAGATGCGTACACTTGTCAGGTCTGTAGGTCGTGCTTCTATTGGCGGGGAACCCCTACCTAGTTGTTTTAAATCATTCGAAGCGTCCAAGATTATAATTAGGCGTTCAGAAGTTTCAATGTTTGCGGGTGCTCCTGGAGCAGGTAAATCAACACTTGCTCTAGCGATTGCCCTAAAGACTAATGTTCCAACTCTTTACATATCCGCTGATACCAATGCTCACACTATGGCTATGCGCCTAGCGTCAATGATATCAGGTAAGAACCAAACAGATGTCGAACAGAAACTTAATACTGATGTT